TCTTCACGAATGCCAATGGCTCCGTAAGTTTCCCGTGTATTAGTTGGTACTCCCATAGTATTTTCTCCTTAGAAAATATCCTCTAACAGTTTGGCTGCATCTGCAACCTTCCCTGAAGAGTTTAGTTGTTTTGAAAGTTCGGCTTTACGCCTACGTTTAGCATCGGACTTGGGTCGCTTGGCTCCGCTCTTAGCCATCTTAGGTTTATTTTTAACCTTCTTGTTTTTCAAGTCAGCATTTTGAAGTGCATCATATTTCATGGCTTTATGAATAAGATATACAGACCTTGAATCAACAAGACCCTCCATCTCTTCTCTGGTAAACCCGGAGGTTACACCGTAATCCATAATATCTTTAGCAATCTTAGGTTGTGCATCGGGGTCATTCCATTCAGGAATAAGTGTCCCTAGTTTGCCTATTTCTTCCGCTACAGCCTTCTGACGAATCTGCTCCATCTCTTGCTGTTGCTGTACTTGTACCTGCTGTTGGTGGTAATGCACTGACTTGATGCGTTCCTGTTCTTCACGGAATTCATCACGCTTGGTGACATACTCTAGCGGGTCTTCGTTCTTTAATCGCTGCCAATCAACATTCTGAAACTTACTCATGTTCTGAGATAACTGTTGACCTAGTTGACCTAGCGCCTGTTCGTACTGTTGACGCTGTTGCATCAGTTGATTTAGTCCGTTCTGATATTCAGCACGTTCCGCATCAATGTTTTTACGCTCTTCTGATAACTCCTGCGTCTTTTTTGTGTAGTCAGACTGCCGTGAATAGCCTTGTTGCAATTCTTCTAAGGATACCTCTACGTCTTGACCATCAACTTTGATGGTGTACATTTCGGTTTCCTGCCCTTCAGCATCACGATTATCTGTTGCTTCATATTCCTCATCTTCATCTTCATATTCTTCTTCAGATTCAGACTCAGATATTTCAGCCTCCTCTTCCAAAACTTCCTCTTCCTCTACAGGTTGTGATTCCGTTTCTTCTACAGGTTGATCTTCTGCCACTACTGGTTGCGCCTCATCAGCGTCCATAAGTTTTAGAATTTCTTCTTGTGCGTTAGCAATATTCATTGCTTCGCTTAATGGTTCGGTGGGTCGCTTAACTGGAGTATTGTCCACCACATTTGGTATAGCCATAATTTAAATAGTTCTCATTGTTGATGTAAATTTAGTTATTTGTCCTTCCTCAAATATTGACTGGATATGTCCTACTAATCTATCCACCAGTTTGAGTTCAAGCCAAATCTGTTCTCTACTTTCAATGTCATGTTGGTTTGTTACTTGCCACTCATGTAGTAGTTGCGCTTTTAACGCTTCGATACTTTCTGCAAATAGATCATCTTCCAATAATCTTTTTGCATGGGTTTGCCTTTGTTCAGGTGTCATTGTCCTATTTTAACTGCCCTCTTTTGTTTGTCCTCTATCGCTAGTTCAGCCATCTTAAATTTAGATTCCATTCTGGTTTCATTAATCTCATTCTGAACCTTCATCTTCTTGACTTCCAACTCACCCTGCTTAACTGCTGTGTCCACGTTAAGAGCCTGCAACTGAGCCTCTTGCATAGGATCAGGTGGTGGTGGTTGCTGCATCTGAGGAGGTGTCAGGTAATCATTAACATTCTGATAGCCCATAGACTTGAGCAGTGAAGACTGCAAGTTATACAGATTCTCAGGCGTAACCATCGGGCTACCAGAGGCTTGTTGACCCATAGCCATCTGAGTCAACTGAGTTAACTGTGCAACCTGCTGATCCTTATTACCGTTGCCCAGAGCAACAGACACAGTAGCATCCATCCTGTCAGCCCATGACCTTGGGTTAACTTCTACCCATTGATCCCTAAGTTTAATGACACGCTTCTTGTCCATATTCTTAACCAACAGTTCATATATCTTGCACATCAAATCCTTAACGCCTGTCTCAGCAAAGTTACGGGCTATAAGTTCTACTCTAGATTGTGAAGCAGTCATAACTGCGTTAACAGCAGTAGCCGTAGTATGAGATGTCAAGGCATCCTCATTCATTCCCTGACTCATTCTGCTTACGCCCGCTCTTGATTCACGTACGTCATCAAGGTACTGAACCATGTTAAACACGAAAGGTTCAAGCGGAGGAGTAGCCAGAGGGGTGACAGCATTAGGTGACTTAACACGTACGATGCCTCCCGGTCTAGCCGTTAGTAAATCATCCAGATTTGCCTGACCCTCCAATACCGCAAACCGTCCATAGTTCTGGTTGTACATATTGTCTAAAAGGTTACGCATCAATACGCTCTTAATTTTCTGTAATGGCATAACCAAGTCAGCCACAGAAAGGCCAAAGAACTTGTGTGATATCTGAATAGGCGTAAGACTGATAAACGGCATATTGTCTATCTCATCATTAGCCAATATAGTGCTACCTACTGTGCATACTTTGCGTAATTCTGCAATACCATCACCATCAAAGTCAGTTCTAATAAACGACTCATAGAGCCAGTACTCTTGCATAGACTCTTCAGGCGCTGCGTTCTGTGATGTATTAAAAAAATCCTCAGTGTGATCAAAAGCGTATCTAGCATTCTGCTCATCGTTCCACATAGGACTTCCAGTATCTCCACCCTTGAGGTCTTCAACATCTACATCAGGATACATCTGCCTAAGTTCTGACAAGGTTTTGCGAACACGATGACAAATAAACCTTGCATCTTCTATGGTTTTTGCTTCACGGTTAATAAGAAACTCTTCAGGTGGTACGTTTTCAATGCATACTTTACCGTTGTACTGTGATCTTTTTACAATAACATCATGATAAAAGTTTCCATCTTCACCGCCATACTCATCATGCTCTATGACCTCTACTGAGTCATCAGACATCAAGGCTTCAAACTCTAGGTCATTAAGGTTCTTGTATTCCTCACGAACGTACTCATCGTACTCATCCCACCATACCTTGATGATGCCGTTCTTTTGTAAAAGTGCGTCAGTAAACCACTGGTACATAATCTCCCAACCGTTGTGTTGGTTCTGTAGCACATAGTTTACATAGTCTGTGGCTTGAGCAGCCATATCTACTTCACCCGGATTATTAGGCTCAAACTTAACCAATTCATCACCAGAGGCAAAAACACGCATGAGTGAAGGTTTAATCCACTCAACTGTATCCTGTACTGTGCTGTCTACATACTGGCTTCTACCTTCAATCTCATTACCTAAAGGAAGAGCATAGTAATAGCGCATGGCTTCACGACGTTGCTCAGAAACGTCATCACCATATCCTACAGCCTCATTAATCTCTCCATCAATTCGGCTTACAATTTCATCTTCTGTTACTGGATCACTCATACAATTCCTAGTTCCTGATATTCTAAAGGTTTATCGAAGTTAAAGTTCCACGTGTCACCAGAACCCGGCACTCCAAATCTTCTGCTCATAAAACAATATCTCATTGCGCTCATACTGTCATCTCTAACCGCTACAATTTTTCCATCTTTTCTGTGGTACTGCCTGTACTCTTGTAAGACATGAGATAGGTGGTCAAATATCTTAAACCTTCCTTCCTCCATCCAAACTACCATCTGCTGAATACCTTCCTCCACACTATTAGAGCCTTTCTTCTGCCCCAACGCAGGGGGATTGGAGAAATGCTCAAGTAGAAAATTGCAGCCAAGAGTCCTATACTGGTCTGCCAACCCCGGATTACCAATGCTATCACGACGATTACCATCGTGGGGATAAGCAACAGGAATGAAAGCAGGACGGCGCATAATCTCAATAGAATGTTCCGCAGGGCTACGCTTGTTAGCATTATATGCATCATAAACATAGAACGTATCTTCCTCTTCGTCATAAGCGCCCCACACTACAGCGGTGTCATGGTCCCAACCAAAATCTATTCCCGCTATTCTGTCCCAATCATCTGGTATATCAAACGGCTCACACATTATTTTTTCTTCAGGTATTGGAAATACTAAACCTGATCCAATTGTAGGCTTGCCGAACTTACGCATTTCCCTCTCATGGGGTGAATACGCAGATAAAATCTGCCTCATGGTGTCATCATCAAGATGTCCGGGTTTACCCTTCAGCGTCTTTACGTGTTCACTAGCGTCATCCCATGTCGCATTCGTTAGGGACTGACCTTTCTGAATGTTGTTCATAAATGCGCTTACAGTCTCTGTCATGCCCTTCTCAGGGGTAAACGTCAGGTACACCATACCCTTACGGTCTAACGTACGTGTTACAGCCTGTGAGTACAACGATCTATCTGGTTCTTCGTCTAGCCATATACAGTCAACAGAACGTCCCATCCATTTCTCTACACCAGACTCATATGATTTAAAGTGTACCGTGGAGTTATCTCCACTGGAATGCTTAATCAGAGCCAGTGCTTTAGCGTTAGGCACACCGGGTTTACGCTCAGTGCTTACTATATTATCTCTTGGTATTGCGCCTGTCCCATATGCATCAGGGTCTTCAGGCGCACCTAGTAGTTCTGCTTGGCATATGTCTCTGGTTGATTCGTTAGAAACACCACCCACCCATGCGGTGATAGCCTTGTAATATCTCTTACCTTCCCACCATTCAGGGTATATTCCTGTTAGGTGCATAGCCATCTCAGCAGCGCCAGAGTAAGACTTGCCTATTCGGTTGGCGCACATTAACAGCCTTTGATTATTCTCAAAGCCTGTCTTATGAAACTGTTGCTGAAATGGATATGGATCGTAGAAATGAATCCTACTGTACTTCTGTCTTTTGTAGAGTTCCTTTGCCGTAGCAATGGCTTGTTCTAACTGCTGTTTAGTTTTCATTTATCCCTTGCGTTTTTTGCTCTTAGGAATTCCTTTGTTTAATTCTGATACAATTCTTTTTGTGTTCATTGACATCTCAAGAGGTATACTTTTAACTGGTGCAGGTTTACGTTTTTTGTACCATTGATTTGTTTTCTTTGGCGTACCCTTTGGGGTTGGATTATTGTTCTCACCAAGACGGCTTCTAAATGATGACATGCTTATCTCCTATTGTAAAAGTGAAGTTACTTCTTTGAATTCCTTTTCCAGTTCCTCTGTGGTTTTCTCTTCGATACTGGTTACAGTCTGTTCGATCTTGTCTACTGGTTTAAAGCCACCACGATCAAGAAGGTCTTTAACTGCGTTAAGGCGTACAGCCTCAGACTCAGCACTCTGTACCATAGTGATCAACTGATTGATTGCAAGGGGTATGCTATCCTGAAGCATACGCTTCTGACGCTCCTCTATAAGATTTTTAAATTTGTTCTTGAGTTCGTATCCACGTTGCTTCGGACTTCCATACCCTGCAATTTCTGCTGCCTTGGCTGCACTACCAGTTAGTAGAAACATCTCTACAAACTTTTCCTGTTGTGCGTTATTCGTTTTCATAAGTGCCATATGCTATTCCTGAAAAATCATTTATTGTTTTAGTCATTATTTTTTCTATTTAGTTTTGTAGGGCTTGGTAGCAACCACCCTAAAATCATCGGCACTACGAATATTAAAATTAAAGCCCATCCACCTATTCCAACTATTTTATCTAGCAATGTAAAGAAATTATCAGGTGCCTTGATAATAGTCTGAGTCTTCCCATTGTTGTTTTCCGCTTGCATTATCAGGTCTGCTGTCGCTGCCGCAGTCGCAGCCCCCATCGCAGGCGCAAGCGCACCCCCCGAAACTAGGCCCCCTACAGTCGCTCCTACCGCAGAGGCACCCGCTACTGTCCCCGCTTCCTTGATCGTTTGACAACCTACTGCACTGGCACTGATGGCGCAGGCGAACCCCAGATTGCGGACAAGATAGCCAATCCTGCTACGATTACGATTACAATTTTGATCCGACTGTCTAATGCGTTCCAAGTCTTTACTATATTTTCCCACATATAATTCTCCTATTTATTTCTATTGTCCATTTTTCTACTTCTTGCTTTACTAGCAGAAGATTTTTTTAAAGATGCGGCTCTCTTTTTCTTTCTTGCTTTTTCTGCTTCAGCCATTCCTTTAGGTGTATAAGCGTAATGTTTGTTTCCTACTTTCGGCATAAAATTCTCCTTACCATTTCACCTTGTTAGCCCAGTATGCCGCAGACATCCTGCCTTTGGCAATGTTCTTGGCGTGTCTAGCCCTGAACGATCTTTGTCTGGCAGATGGTTTTTTATCTCCAGTAACACCCTGCTGTCCAAATCTTATAGTCTTTACTTTGTCTCCCTCTTTAGCCACTACAACGTGTGACTTAGTAGCATGACTAGGAGTAGCCTTTGGTTTGTTAAATCCAGACACTCCTGCTCTTGCAAGTCTTGGGTCTTTTCTGATAGCCATTATCTAGCCTCTGGGCCTAGCACCCTTTGTAACATTTTTTCTAATGTTTCTAATCTATAGGACAAAACATCTAAGTTATCTATAATCATAGCCATGTCATCTCTGTCACGTTTAAGCATTTCGACATCGCTTGATATACTACTAGCCCACCACACTGCGGTAGTTGTTTGAACGATTAAAAATATAATTGCACTTATTAAGTATGGTGGTACTGTCATCATGTCTCCACTGGAAATTTAGGGTTAGGATTTAAAGAAAACGATGTACCATTAGACGCACCGCCAAAAACAATACAAGCCTGTTCTTTTTCTTTTGTTCTTTTGGTTACAACAACCGTACTTGTAGTAGATGTAGAGTTTACAAATAGAATTAAACTCATGTTAGGTGTAAGGTGAGAAATTACCATAGGTATTTCTTGGTAATCTTTTTCTAAAATTTCTATCATTCTAGCAAAAGAATCAACACACATAAAGTTCATTGGAACAGCAAACTCATACATATCATCTGGCATAGTTTCTTGAGCCTTAACTAATACAGGCATCATAAGAATAGCAACCAATACGCAATA